TTAATAAACTCATCCATTTTTGCAGCTTGTACCGAACCATCATCACCAATCTTGAATAATCCATTAGCATTAATAATGGCATCATTAATAGCTTCTGGTAACATACCCTGTTTCAAAGCTTCAGCTTGAATGGCATCACCAATTAGTTTTGTTTCATACATTTGCTGAATCTTTTGTTTTTCTTCTGCAAGAGTTCTGATTTCATTATCTTTTTCTTGAAATTGTTGCTCGTATGCAGTTTTAACAGAATTAGTGCGTGCAGCTATTACTTCATCAATCTTTCCTTCTGCAATCAGTTTAGCCTCTTCTGACTTTTCAACTGAATCAAGCATAGTTTTGATTTTATCTACATCAATACCCTCAAACTTTTTAGCTTGTTCTTCAGCTTGTTTCAGTCTTTCTGCAAGTTCGCGTTTCTCTTGCAGGATAGCATCACGATTTGCTTCTAAACCTTCAGTTGTTTCTTTAACAGCTTCAGCTACAGCTGCAGCGATTGCAGCTTTAACATCATCTGATTCAAGGACTTCTGGCTTTATTACTGCGCCTGTTTCTAAATCTGGATTTGTATCTGACATTTTTATTCTCCTGTGATTTTATTTACCTGTTGACCCGAAACCTGACTCACCACGATCTGTTTCATCAATTTCATTTGATTGAATGTATTTTAAGTTATTTATTGGAATTGTCAATAGTTGAGCTATTCTGTCACCTTCTTCTATTTTAAATTCCTGACGGCCTTTGTTATAAAGTTTAACCACGACTTCACCTCTATAATTTTCATCAATACAGCCAGCACCAGTTTCAATGTGATTTTTGAATGATGAGCCAGAACGGGGCCATATCAATCCAACATGACCTTCTGGAACAGCTATCCTTAATCCAGTATTAACAGAAGCTGGACTTAAAGGTGGAATAGTAATAGATACACTTGAATGAATATCTTGTCCAGCATCTTCATCATGCTTTTTGGTTAATTTTCCTGAAAATATTTTTCCAGCTTTCATTATACGATCTCCCAATCATTTGATAACATATCAGTTTGTGAAGCAAGCCAACCAGCTATAAAAGCTCTTCTTCCTTCGCTATTTATAGTCCACATATCTATATGTGGAAGTATTTCTGTCATAACTCCTTCTTTTAATTGACTATCTCCATTATCAGTTAAAGCATTATAGTATGGGGGTTCCTTCTTTTAATTCTACTTTTGAGCCGTGTACATAAATACAGTACATTCCTTTTCCATTCCATCCTTTTCTTGCTACTTTATGACCAGCTTTCATCGCTTCAATAGCATCACCAAAAGTCATTCTTTTTGTTTCCTGATAATTGGCATTGAATTCATCAGTTGTTAGCCAATCAAATAAGACTGCTTGTGAAGAAATTAATGAATCGCCAATTATCTTAAAAATGCCATACCCTTCAGTTTCTCTTGGACAGGCAAAATTCTTAAGCTCACTATTCATTACTTTTAAATAATCGCCATAAGTCATTTTCTCCGCTTTTACTATTTCAGTTTTAATGTATTCTTTCATAATATTTTCCTGTGTCATTTTTGCTCTATGCAATTATCAAGCTCAACTGTTTTTGCAACATCTAAAGTGTATTCAAGCTTTTCTATAATTGCTTTTTTATTTTCTTCATTTGAAGATTTTATACTAACTATTTTAGCTGTCATTTTTGATAATCTAAGCCTTGTCTGTTTAAATTCTTTGTACGCTTAGCAGCATTAGGATCAGGCTTTTGCACAGTGCTTTTCTTAGCAACATCATAATTACTTACATTATTGTCACCAACACTTGAAAGCTTAATTATTTCTTTCTGTTTTGCCTCCTTTTCTCTTTTTATATCTTCTATTTCAGATTTAATATCTCTTTCATCTTCAATAAGGCCAGCTTTTTGATAGTTGTTAAAGAAGGTCTGATAAGAAATAGCGTCACTCATCCAAGCGTCAAGCAATACTGATTGCTCTGCTGGAGTCATGTAATTTTCTTCTAAATCAAAATTGATTTTGAATTTATAATCAAAACCAGCAAGAACTAAAAGCCTGTTTACAGCATATTCAATGTTTCTTGTCAGTGTAGAAAGTGAAGCTCCTGCTGCTGATTGTCTTAAGCGTATAGCTTCAGCAGATTCAACTTCATTCTTATCGCCACCAAGTAAAGAAGCTCCATAAGTTTTAGCCTCTTCAAATAACCCTTCTATATGTAACCTAACATGCTGAAGAGCGTTGGTGTCAGCAGTTGCGTAATAAACTTTAGCCATATCATTAGGAATAACAAGAGCTACTCCACCACCAACCTGTTGATTGCTGCCAGTATCTGCTTCCACTCCAGTCATGACTAAAGTTGGAACGCAAGAACTGAATTCTGAATATGAAAGGTCTGCTGTTTTTTTATAAATATGTAGAGCACAAGTTGCAATGCCTTCAAGTGGGAGTATATCAACATCAAAATCGAGGTCAGTTGATCCTATACAAAGAACAGGAAGCTCTTTGAATTTTATTGAGGATTTTCTTTCTGTTAGTTTGCCATTCTCATCAAAGCGCTCATAAAAAGTAGTATTACCTAATTGAGAAATTCTTACTCTTTCAAGGCCATTTTCCATATTAGGATTTGATTCAAAGCCTTTTTTTGTTTCTATAAAAACTACGAACTCACCTTGCTCCCAATTTGGAGTATCTAAAGCTTCGTATACAACTGGATTATTGTCTTTATCTAAAGTTGCGAAGCATCTACCAAAAGATAATGATAGCGTGATTATTTTTCTAATCTTTTCAAGCCATAAATTTTCATTAAATTTACTCATCTTGCGCTATTCCTTCTGATATTATATCAGCATTTTTATCTTTTGTTTCTTTTAGTGAGCCAAGTTCATAAATGTCTGATTCTTCTGTTATGAACTCCATTGGCTTTTTAACTATAAGACCTAATAATCCATTCACAGTATGCTTCATGATAGATGGAACTTTTGCTCCGTGTTTATAGATTGAGTAAGGCTTGTTTGGGTGATAATTAGGATTATCGTATTCACTTTCAGATATTGAATTATATTTTCTATCAAAAGAAAAATTTTGATTATACGTATTATTTGTTGAAGCTAAAGCTGCTTTATCTGAAAGTATAAAACCTGTTGGTATTGGAAGATATGTTTCATTTTTTCTCTTTACTGCTGCTTCACCTTTGATGAAATCTCTGCACAAATTCCACATGTATCTGTTTTCAAGATATTGATCGTGGACATGTAAAACTTCATCACATATTTCACCAATTTCTTTGTATTCAATCATTAGTATTCCCTAATATATAATTGGATGTAAACTATTTTAACATTATTATTTATGCTTGCACAAGCATTAATTAGTTGGGTTCCCAACCACTTTAACTGTATTTCTTACTATTGGATAAATGTATTCTACTAAGTAACCAAAACTATCATTTATATCATCAATAGAACTTCCAACCGTTTTTTCAGGTAATTCAGTTTTTTCATTGAATGTCTGAGCTTCCAGAGCATCAGCTAATTCAGGACAAAGTATTTCATTAACCTTAACAAGTCCAGTCCTGAAAGCGGAATTAACAGAATTGACCCTATTCATAATAGCTGGATTTTTAGATTTAGCATGGACATGAAAACCTTTTGATCTTAGTATTGATAAATCAGAAGTAGATGCTCCTTTTGAAGAAACATTTTTTCCAGAAGCATCAGGATAAATATGTATTGGAGACATTGGATATTTATTTTTAATCACTTCTGCCATTTCTGGAGTATCTTTTATTCCATGTAAATGATCTATGCAGTGAAGTGTTGGTCTTCCATTGTAAGGAGAAGCACTGTTTTTTAGTGATTCTCTTTTTACGAACACACATCCATTCATGTTTAGAACATTAAAATCCATTCCTATAAATAATTCTTCACCTTTTCTGTAAATAGCATCAGTATGACATTTTAATGGATCATAAGCTGGATAAACTGCTCCTACTGCCATATTAACAAATTTGCCATCAATGTAAGCTTCTGCTATCTGTGGGTTTGGAGCTGTTGCTATGATGTTATCAAAATATGATTCGTCTAAGTAAGGGTTAAGTCTTGAAGAAGCTTGGATTAAATGATAATTATCTGGTCTGTCTTTGTAAAACATGTAATAGACAAATCTTCTTCCTTCTGGAGTTGTACCTACAAAGACTTGGTTTGTTCTTCCATCTTTTAATTTGACACGTGCCCTAGCAGAAGATTTAAGAAATACCTCTCTTGCCTTATCAGTTGGAAGTGTATCAAGTTCATCCAATAAAACAAAACCAACGTTAAAGCCTACCATTTTAGAAGGATCATCAGCAGACTTTAAAATAACCCTTCCACCACATGAAAAGAAAATTTCACCAGTTGACTTATTCCAATCCCAACCAATATTTGTGCCTTGAGTTATTTCCTGTAGAAGTGGAATTAAAATATCCCTGTAATTTGCAAAAACTGGCATGACATAAAGTAAATCTACTTCAGGATATTCCAGTTTTAGCAAAACCATTTTAAGAACAAGCGAAAAAGACTTGCCACCACCGTAACCAGTAACTAAAGCTACAGCTTTATGAACCCTATCCTCAATAAACTCTGATTGAGCTGGATTGAGTTCAATATATTTATAATCTATTTCCTGTTCATTCATTAGATGTTATTAAGTTTAATAGTAAAGCTATTTCAGAAATTGTATGTGGCTTTAATGCTATTCCACCATTTCTTTTAATTATTTCTGCAATTGAATTTAATGAGCTGAGTTTTTGCTTACCAAAACCTTGTGGCATTACACAAAATATAGTTAATTTATTATTCATTACTGATTCTACTGCTTCTGCTATTGAGAATAGTGAATGAGAATCTGAAGTTATAACATATAAATGAATATCGCAAATCCTTTTCTCATCTATTTCTTTTTGCTTACACTCCTCAGTCCAGTTATCGACTACTGGATTAAAGAAATTACGTTTTCCAATTTGCTTATTAATGAACCTCTCCAGTTCGAGTTTCCACAAGTGCCACCTAGAAAAATTCTCATTTCTTTACTGCCTTCATTTTTAATGTTTGAATTGGCAAATTGAATTTTAAAATTATTTCTTGAAGTCTGTTCCAGTATTTTATGTCTTGTTCTGATTTCATTATTAGAACAATTCCTGGGCGCCTACCAGTTCTAATAGAATATCCTAAAGATTGTCCAATAGCTTCATTGTACTTTTTAGCCCAATCAAATTCATAAGAAAAGTCTTTCGTTAGACAATCTACTCTTGTTTTATCTTCTTGAACTGCTTCTACTATACTGACTGGATTGCACCAGTTACGAACATGCCAATCTTCTGAATAATAAATATCATTTGCAAATACAGTAGTTGTGTATAATAAAAATAATAATGTTATCACTTTTATCATATAAGACCTCTGTACTCAACATTAAAATCTGTTGAGCCATCAGCATTTGTTACAGTAAGAACTATATCAGCCAACTGACCATGTTGAACATTTTTTTGCTCTGGTATGGTTATAGAGCCATCTGTTAATTCAGTAATAGTTCCATTTTTATCCTTGTAGCCAAGTTTAAGTGTTGCTGCTCCTTGAGTTCCTGTTGAGAAAACTGAACCTGAAGAAAATCTATGATTTTTTGGAGTAATTGGGTATACACCATTTTTTGTAATGTTCATTTTTTATTCCTTATTTGCTAAATTCTGGTCTTTGCTGTATTAATAAGAACACAGAGACTGGGACACGAATACCATCTATGTTTCCTGCAATTAAATCCTGAAATGCTGCAAGCAAATCATTAGTTACATCTGCGGGGGCTTTAGTTAAATCAGGTACAAAGATATTACCCGCCCAGCCATCATTAATTGTAACTTCATAGTCTACTGAGCCACTTAGATAAACGGGAGCAGGCGTTCCTATCTTACCTGTTTGAGGTTCAAACCCTTTACGGTAAATGGTCACTGTAGAATTAGGCTGAAACTCTGGTCTTTGTTGCATATCTAAAAACAAAGGCACAGACATAGTAACAGCTTCAACAGTGCCTGCTTGTAAATCAGCAAAAGCCTTTACTATTGAAGATACTATCCTTTTTTCCCGATCTACTTCTGTTTCATTTTCTAAGTAACTTTCATCTGCTACAAAAGTTTTATCAGAGTTCCATATTGTATCTTTTGCAGATTGATATTTAAGGCCAGATTGAACCCCATTGAGTTCAATAGGGGATAAATTACCTACAGAGGAAGCTCTAAGTATTTCATCCGCATTATCTGTAGCAAAAGTGTCTGTAAAGATTGTTATAGTAGACATACTATACCTC